TAATTTTGGTCAAGTATTAGTTGCAACAGTTTCAAATGGTAAAACATTTACATGGAACTCTGACATTGCAGCAAAATTTACAACGAGAGCATCTACATTAACTACTGGCTTTGTAACAGCTATTAGTGGAGATGTAGGAAACCCTACTGCATCAAGATTAACTTTAATATCACCAACAACACGTCACTTAATTCACATGGGGACAGAAACAACTATTGGTGATCCTACAACACAAGACGATATGTTTATAAGATTTTCTAATCAAGAACAAATTAATACTTATGCACCAGGAACAACAAACACTGCCGGTACACAAAGATTACAAGATGGTACAAAAATTATGGGGGCATTAGTTGCAAAAGAGAACATTCTAATTTGGACTGACAACGCATTGTACACTATGAGATTTATCGGCTCACCATTTACATTTGGATTTGAACAAGTTGGTACTAACTGTGGTTTGATAGGACAGAACGCAGCTATTGAGATTGATGGTGTTGCATATTGGATTGGTAACAATGGGTTTTTTGCATTTGATGGTACAGTGAATAACTTACCATGTAGTGTAGAGGATTATGTCTATGATGACTTTGATACTACAAAAGGTCAACAAGTTGCAGCAGGTATTAATAATCTTTACACAGAAGTTGTATGGTATTATCCAACACAGGGTTCAACGTTTAATGATAGATATGTAGTATTTAATTACGGCGAATCTAAAGGAGTGCCTATGGGTAATTGGTATACAGGACAAAATGTAAATTCAATTAGAACTACTTGGATTGATTCTGTTGTATATCCTAAACCTTATGCTACTCAATTTAATTCTTCAGCAACAGGAACGTTTCCAAGCATAGTTGGAGAATCTGGTTTAGGCCAAACAGTTTACTTTCAACATGATATAGGTACAGATCAGGTTAACCCTGATGGTAGTACAACAGCATTAACATCTTTTATACAATCTTATGATATAGCTTTACAACAAGAACAACCTGAATTGTTTTTAGCAATGAGAAGGTTTGTACCTGATTTTAAAACTCTTACAGGTAATGCTAATGTAACAATTGGATTAAAAGATTTTCCATCATCTACAAGTGCTAATAGCACCTATAGTCCTTTTACTATTACATCTTCAACTACAAAAGAAGACACAAGAGCAAGAGGTAGGTATGCCAGTATAAAAATAGAAAATACAGGGTCATCACAAAATTGGAGATTTGGCACATTTCAAATAGATCTACAACAAGACGGGAGACGATAATGACAAAGATAGTAGTTAGATTACCAGAACCTAAAAAAGAATATAGTGAAGATAATCAAAGACAGATTAACAGAGTTTTAACATCTGTTATAGAGCAATTAAACTCAACATACTTAACAGAAAATGAGGAGGAAAAAGAACGATTTAGTTTCTTCTTTTCATAATGGCAAATATATATAAAAATGTACAAAAATTATTAAACGCTGCAGGTTCAGACGTAGATATGTATGAATCTCCAACAGCCACAGCTAGTCTTATTAAAACTGTAAAGTTATTTAATACTCATAGTGGTGCATTAGATGTTACTGTAAAGGTATTTGATGCCTCTAGTTCTACTGATTTTGAGTATAAAGTGGCTAGTATAAATGCTAATGAAGGTGTTGATTTACTTACATTTAATAATATTATAGTATTGGAAGCTGGAGATAAATTAAAAATGCAGTGTGCTACAGCAGACAAAATTAAAATGACCGCGTCTTTACTACAAATATTAAGAACACAACCAACGGATCAAATATAATGTCATTTAAAGAAACAGAAGCAAGTGTAAGATACGAGATGATAAACGGCAAAAGAACTGCTGTAATTACTCCAGAATGTATTATAACACTAACAAATACAAAAACAGGTGTCGAATATAACTCTGATGCAGAAGCACAACTAGATATAGACGATCCGACAACAGAAACAAAAAAAGAGCACGTTCGAAGAGACGTAGAGATTAAAGTAGTAGACATCGGTATCGGTGCTGGTACAGGAGATTTATAATGGCGATTACAGACGCACAACAAGCAAAACAAATTATGATGAAAAAAGGTGGTAAAGTTGCTATGCAAGGTGGTGTTAAAAACTATCTTGGTGATCAACCAGAAGTTCAAG